GCGATGGGCGCCGCGCGGGCGGTTGGCGTGGTCGCGCGGGCGGTTTGCACCGAGCGATGGGCGCCGCGCGGGCGGTTGGCGTGGTCGCGCGGGCGGTTTGCACCGAGCGATGGGCGCCGCGCGGGCGGTTGGCGTGGTCGCGCGGGCGGTTTGCACCGAGCGATGGGCGCCGCGCGGGCGAGAACCCCAAAAAATAAAATTTTTCCGTGTTGAGTTAATTCGCAACCAACCCAAAAAAGAAACGGTAAGACACTAGAACAAAACACAAAACAAAACAAAAAACAAGAACACCAAACACCAAACACCAAACACAAGAACGAATGAAAAATTAGGAATAAATACTCTAAACCCATGGGAATATTGAGGGATAGGGGGGATGCCCCCCAATCCCACGCACTTCTCTCTATATTACCCCCCGAAAAAATCACAGACCAAATTCTGTTGCCAAATTTTCCCCAAAAAAATTCTGTTACCGAATGGGCGTTCTGCCCGTTAACATGAGCTTGCTGCACCTGGCAGCGTGACGGTTAGTTGACGCAGAGCGTTATGGGTGAATACATGATAGTTAAAATATGTCCTGTGGGCTGTGAGCCTGAAGACGAGGGTGAGGGTTGGCGGGTGCAGCTCTATGTGCATTCGAGTGTGGATGCCAGATTTCTCATGGCTCACTTAGGCAAGGAGATGGCGTTATCATTCCCTGAGCGCACCCCGGTTCAATGCTTAAACGTGATTGAATCGAACGTGGTAAACCCAGAGGACGATTAATATGGCATGGCACAAAGCAGCGGAAGCCTCGCGCCTTTTGGGGATATCTTCCCCGGAGGCATTACGTAAACGTGGGCGCAGGGGTACGGTTGAGCGCAAGTGGGACAGCCTGTATGGCGCTTATCTGTACTATGTAGATGACAACGCAAGGGAGTCTGTTCTTGATGACATCGAGGCTCTGCATGAAGACGATAAACGAAACCAGGCCCATGAAGAAGACAGGGGCTACTATGACGCACCGCGTGATGTATATGTGGTTAAGACGGATAAGCGCAGACCCCGAATAATCGAGGGTTGGATATATAGGCATATCCGTGCGATTGAGGGTGACAGGCTCCCGGTACAGGATATCGAGATAGAGGCACCTCCCAGGCTCCCAAGGCTGAAGCTGAAGAAGGACCAAGACCCATTTGCGGTTTTCTGTACGCCGACTGATTTTCACTATGGGAAATACGGGTGGTCGGTTGAGACGAACACGGGCTATTCGCGGGATGAGGCAAGAACGCTCCTGATGCAGCGGACGGATGACCTGCTGAGTCTGGTGGCCAAGTATGGTCAGCCGGATGTGATGTATGTTGGGGTTGGCTCAGACTGGTTCCATATCGATACAGACAGCGCGACCACAACTGCGGGTACGCCACAGGATACGGATGGCAGCTATGCGCAGATTTTCTCTGAGGGTTGCCAGCTCTTTGTGGATTTCGTGGAGATGCTGCGGTCTTTTTGCCCTAGCATCAACCTGATTTTTATGCCGGGTAACCATGACCGGACATCCAGTCTGGGGTTGATGACCCTGCTGACGCATATGTATAAGGACACGGAAGGCGTGGCTACAACCACGACCCCTGCGGAGCGGCAATATGTGACTTATGGCAATAGTCTGATTTGCGTGACCCATGGTGATAGCTGCCGGAGCGCGGATATCCCAGGCATCATGGCATATGAGGCTGCGCAAGAATGGGGTGAGGCAGAACACCGGATGGTATTCTCAGGGCATTTGCACCACCAGCAGGTCAAAGAACACAAAGGCGTGATGATGTACCAGATGGGGAGTCTATCCGGGACAGACCGCTGGCACAGTCGTAAGGGATTTGTGGGCAGCAAGCGTGTGCTGTCGGCTTATTTGATTGACAGGGATAGAGGCTGCATCGGGCAGTTGGATGCTTAATGCCCATGGCCCGCGTAAATCTAGAACCCACTCCTAAGTTAATGCGGACCAGGGGCGCGAGCGCACACCGTAAACCTGAAACAAGAACACCGCAATAAAAAACCCCGCCAACGGGGCGAGCCACTGGCGAGGAAAAGAAAGGGAACAAAGGAACGGAAAACCTTTATCCTAAATGCAGGCTATCATGAAACCTCTAGTAAAAGAAAGCTGCTTTTCATCTCATCTGGAAAATTCTCAGAAAACATGGAAACCGCATGGTCTTTGTATGTGTCAAACTCGCTAAAGGATGAAACAATAAGCTTATCCCCAGGGCGCAGGTTGACAGTTACGTCTTCCTCTAACTTGAACCCAAGCTCCGTGGAGATGGCCATCTTCATCTGACCAGAAACGAAAGAAACGTGCCAATCGTTGCCGTTCATGATGCGCTGGGCCTCTGGCGCTTCGATGACCTTGGTTTTAATGGTGGAATCTGTCTTGTTCTCAAGCCAGCTAAATGAAAAGTTGTCGGTTAAAAAAAGCATGGGGCTCCCCTGGGTATATGTTGAATTTAACCATAAAACCGCAAAAGCCGGAAATAAAGAATTATCTGTCCCCAGTGTCGCCGCGCTTAGGCTTGACTTCCCGCACACGCTTGATGTCTAAAGCTTTACGCAGAAATGTCTCAAGACGTGCTTTGGTTTCACGGCTGGCCCTGTAAAATTGGAAAGAGCATAGGCCGCGCCGCATGTATTCGCTGACCATCCAGCCAAATGTGGGGTTTTCAGGCTTATAGCAAGAAACGCAAACGTAAGTGCCTTTTTTGTTCCCGAAGCATTGGGTGTTGCAAAACTCGCAAAACCCAAATGTGGTCATGATTCAACCTTTGTCAAGACTTCCGCTTCTATTATTTCAGAAGTGTCGTCATCAGATTTTTCTGGCACTTTTTCTCTGCTGCCTTCACCCAGTAACGCCTGCTTCAGGGTGGCCGCCCAAGATCCGCCAACCTGCGTTGCGTCCGTACTGACCTGAACGTCCATCTTGGTCCAGCCGCGAGCGTATTGAAGGAACCAGGCACCAGCTCGCCAGTCGTTTTCCGCAACAGCACGGGCAATAGTGTTGACCGCACGACCCTCAGCTTCTGCCATGGCCCTGCGCAAACGCCGGTCAACATCTAAGATTTCTTCCTCATGGCGCGTCAAACGTCCATTTTCATGCTCAACTGCTGCTTTTGATGCCTCTCGCTGCAACCCGGCAACGGTCCTATGCTGGACACCAGCAAGCTCGCAAGCAGTCTGCATCCGGTTGCCAGCCCGCAATGCGCGGACCAGTTCTTCGATTTGTGGTTCAGTTATCTCAATGCGACGTTGCAAACGCCCATACTTACCTAAGTTCTCTGTCATGCCCCTTTATACCTTTCTCAAGGACTGCTGCGTCTTGACAGCTCCTTGATCGATTCTTTCAGTTCTTCAAACTTTTGGTTCATGCCTTCTTCTAGCCGGTCTATCCGGTCAGCAAAAGCATCCATGCGCTCATTTGATGCCTTTGTCTGCTTGATTTCTTGGACATGCTCTTTCATGCTTTCTGCTGCCTCCTTGATTAGGGTAGAGTTCTGTTTCGAGCGGGCCAAAAGCGTCCCGTAGGCCGCACCAAATAAAAGTAAGCTTGTCCCGGCACTGAGCAATAATGATATCCAAGGTGTCATTTAATCATCTCTTTTCTTAGGTCCAACGGAATAGTTTTCAGGCATATACATACTACTATCATAATCGATAGGTTCTCCAGTAATAGGGTCAGGTTGCCCATCTAAAACATACCTGACAAGATAGGCCGGAACGCCAAGGCGAACGGCAATAGACATAACACCGACTTTTTTTGTATAGAGTTCATATATTAATTCCCTGTTCCTTTTTATAATCCATTCGGATGCTGGTTTCTTTTTTGTCATCTGATAGTCACTGTCGTCGGTGTTTATTTTATATAGTAAGTCACAAATAGTCGAAAACTGGAGAAAATATGGCACTCCCTAAAGTAAGACGCTCCATCGTGGGTATCGATAAGCTGCTAAACAGCGAATATAACCCAAGAAACATTAGCAATGATGCGCTTTCTGCGTTGAAAAGTTCTATCGAGAAATTCGGTTTGGTGCAGGAAATTGTTGTCAATGAGCGCAATAATAAGATTGTTGGTGGTCATCAGCGTATAAAAGCCATGCGGGCAGCGGGTGTCACGAAAGCAAATGTGGCTTATGTGGACCTGAACGAGCACGATGAAAAAGCACTCAATATTGCATTAAACTCCCCCCATTTGATGGGCACTTTTACAGATGAACTCCATGACCTGATGGATGAATTGCAGGCTGGCGAATACCCAGATTTCGACGAGTTGCGATTCGATGATTTTGGAAGTGACAATGTGTCCCATATTGATACCTATGAAAAGGAAAAAGTTGCATCTGCCCCTGATGAGCTTGATGGGGAATATTATGAGCCCGAAGAAGAAGACGAAGAGATAGAGGAGAACCATATGGAGCTGATTGGAGATGCCACGCTGCTATGTGGGGACTGCGTGACCCTGATGGGTGAAATGGAAGATAGTTCTGTGGATTCCATTGTGACCGACCCACCATATGGAATCGGGTTTATGGGCAAAGAGTGGGACCAGGATGTACCGGGAGATGCCTGGGCCGCAGAATGCCTGCGTATCCTGAAGCCGGGTGGGCATATCATCGCATTTGCCGCAACGCGCACCGTGCATCGGCTGGCCATTGCGCTGGAAGATGCAGGATTTGAAATACGGGACCAAATAGCCTGGATACAGTGGCAGGGCTTTCCGAAATCCATGCAAATAGAATCCATGCCGGGCTGGGGCACAGCGCTTAAACCATCACAAGAGCCTGCCATGCTTGCCCGCAAGCCGCTTGAAGGCACGGTCGCACAAAATGTCACCAAGTGGGGAACCGGCGGATTGAATATTGACGGTTGCAGGATAGTCGAATCAGACCCCGCGTGGCCAGGGCCGCGAACGGGTGAATCCCAGGACCGATGGCCAGCAAATATCTACCATTGCCCAAAGCCGGCCCGTAGCGAAAAGGAAGAAGGCTGCGAAGACCTAAAAGGCACCACCGGGCATGAGGCAACCGGCAGGAAAAAGGACAGCAAGGGATTGAAAAACCCGCGAGCTGGTGCAGGCAGAACGGCTGAACACGTCAAAAACTACCACCCGACCGTAAAGCCCATCAATCTGATGCGATGGCTTGTGCGCCTGGTAACCCCAAAGAATGGGGTTGTGCTGGATACCTTTTTGGGCTCTGGAACCACTTGCATTGCAGCCCAAAGGGAAGGCATACGCAGCATCGGGATGGAGAAATCAACAGAATACGCCAAGATTGCAAGAGCCAGAATAAGAAAAGCAAAGGGGAATGAATGAGTGACATTACAAAAGAAGACGTACTTAACGCCCAAAAAGACCCGGTGCGGTTTATACAGCACTTTTTCGGGGTAGAGCTTTGGGGCAAACAGAAAGATATAGCCAATGCGCTGGTGGATAACCGGGTTGTGGGCATTCGGAGCTGCCACGGTAGCGGTAAAACCTTCATGGCTGCGCAAATCGCACTGTGGTGGGTGCTAACTAGACCCTATTCCACGGTGGTTACCACCGCACCAACCGGCAGACAGGTCAATGAGCTTCTCTGGAAAGAGATACGCAAGTCATTTAAGAATGCAAAGTCCAAATTCGAGGCAATGGGCATGAAAATAGGTGGCGAAATGCTGCCGAAAGCGCCCAAGCTGACCATTGATGACGATTGGCTCTGTATTGGGTTTTCCACTGATGACCCCACCAGCTTTCAGGGCTGGCATTCCCCAGGAGGCGTCCTGGCAGTATTCGATGAAGCCCCAGGTGTTGCGCCAGACATATGGGATGCGGTTCAGGGTGTGATTGTTGGTGAAAATGACCGGTTGCTCTGCATCGGCAACCCTACCGAAACATCGGGGCCGTTTTATGACATGTTTACCAAAGAAAACTCAGCAAAAACATTCCATATCAGTGCGTATGACGTACCCAACGTGAAGCAGGGCAAGACCGTAATACCGGGTCTTTGTACAAAAGAGTGGGTGGAGGACCGAAAAAAGGAATGGATGGAAAATACCCCAATGTGGCAGTCCCGTGTCCTTGGAAACTTTCCAGATACCTCAGATGCCACGGTCATACCGCTTTCTTGGGCAGAAGAAGCAGCATCAAGGTTCCAGAAGCAGTCGAAAAAAAGTATTGGACCCATGGTCATGTCGGTCGATGTGGCCCGATTCGGTGCCGACACCACCGTTTTTGCCTTTGCGGACGAGAATGGTGTTAAGGAAATGATCACTGTTCCCAAATGCGACACAATGGAGACCGTTGGGCATGTGCTTAAATCTTTTGAGGAAAGAGGCGGGTTTGAGCGGATAACGGAAATCAGGGTTGATGCAGACGGCCTCGGTGCGGGTGTTTTTGACCGCCTAAACGAACAGCTCGGCTCCGTAACCGTGGAAATGAGGGGCGGCATGAGGGCCGAAAACAACGAAAGGTACCTCAATCGACGTGCAGAATGGTATTTCACGCTCAGGGAACTTTTAGATCCTGATTCCGATAACCCAATTTTTATACCAAATAACCAGAAACTAATAGCCCAACTTTCATCCATTAAATGGAAGATTAATTCGAAGGGCTTAATCCAGATAGAGTCGAAAGAAGATATGAAAAAACGGGGCGTTAAGTCTCCTGACGAGGCTGACGCAGTAGTAATGGCCATGTCTATGCAGAGAAGGCTCGACTTCTTCTTTGTTTAGCATAGTATAATTGTTTACTTGTATTTGGGATTTTTCACAGATAGGTTGAATTTATGGCAGGATTTCTTGACATGTGGAAAAACTGGTTTGGGGGCTCTGGATCTGAAGCAGATTCGGAGATCAAGATGCTTCCATCAAGCTCAAACCCCGCCTATGGGCTGATATCATCGGCACTTCAGAATACCAATGCGCCAAGACGCGGAACGCCGGAGCTTCTAAATGCTTATAAGACTTTGCCTTGGTTGCGAAGTGTCGTTGACCGAATATCAAACGCCACGGCATCTGTTAAATGGGTGGTGGTTGATACATCAGAGTCCAATGTTTTAAGGCAGCTTAACACAACTTCAGATCCGGGCACCCGGCAGAAAATACTAAAGGACCACCTTAGTCATGCGACCCCATTGGCGCTAAATACGCCTTTTTCAGATCTTATCGAAAATGGAAACCCCTGCATGACCGGCAGGCAGCTTCGCATTTTATCGCAAACGCACCTTGAGCTTATTGGTGAAGCGTTTTTACTTATTGAGCGCGATGAAAACGGGAGACCATTTGAACTTTGGTCGATCCCTCCCACCTGGGTTAAAGATATCCCGCGAGGGGACAAGCCGTATTATGTGGTGCAGCACCAAAGCTTAAATATGGTTGTCGAAGATGACGACATGCTGTGGATGAAAATGGCAGACCCATCTAATCCATATGGTCGCGGCACTGGCATTGGCGAGGCCCTTGGTGATGAGCTTGATGCTGATGAATATGCAGCCAAGCATGTGAAGTCCTGGTTTTATAATCGAGCCACACCCGACCTTCTCGTTGGCGTTAAGGGTGCATCCGAAGACCAGCTTAAGGGCGCGAAGCAAGCCTGGGAAAATAACAACCGTGGGTTTAAGCGCGCATACGGTTCCCATTGGCATTCGGGCGAACTTCAAGTGACACAGCTCAGTCAAACATTTGCAGACCAACAACTTGTCCAGTTCAGAGAGTTTGAGCGGGACATTATTGTGAACACGTTTGGTGTTCCTCCCGAAATCCTCGGCATCCTGGAAAACAGCAATCGCGCCACCATTGAGAGTGCGGATTATCTTTTTACGCGATGGGTGATTGTTCCAAGGCTTGAGTTCTGGCGCACTGAGATGCAGAAGTATCTTGCGCCAATGTTTGGCGACGGGTTTACCATTGAATACATCAATCCGGTTCCCGACGACAAGGAGCACAACTTAAGTGTTGCGAAATCTTTTCCGTTTGCATTTAGCATAAATGAAATAAGAGCGATGGCAGACCATGCGCCCCTTTCTGGTGATGAAGGCGAGGCTTATTGGGTGCCGCTTAATGGAAGTATAACCGAAGACATAACAAGCGACCCCGAAGAGCAAGAAGAAGATGACTTGCTCCAAGAAGAAGTTGAGCAGGGTGGCGATGTCCCACTGGAGGAAAACAATGAAATGGTTTGATATTTCATCCAAGAAATTTAGTTCAGATGACGAGTATAGCGAGGGGGATTACGCTGATGAAATGGAATCCCATGATGGCGTAAGAAAGTTTATGGAAGTGTCCGTGGATGGCGAGGACGATGGCGTTCAGGAAGAGTCTGGCCTTAAGCTTTTCTTTACTGTTTCCACGGACCACATAGACCGCGATGGCGACACGATTGAGCAAAGCGGTTGGGATCTATCTGAATACAAAAAGAACCCCGTCGTCTTATGGGCGCATGACTCCTCGGCCCCCCCTGTGGCAAAAGCTAACGCCACATACCTTGCCCCGTCCGTATCGAAGGCATCCGGGGAAGAGTCTGTCCACCTTATGTCTGTTGCCGAGTTTCCATCTAAAGATCTATATCCATTTGGAAACATGGTTGGCCGTCTTTACAAGAATGGCTATCTGCATGGCGCGTCCGTTGGTTTTTTGCCTATGGACTATGAAATCAACAGAGAGCGCGAAGGTTTTTCTCCCGTTGACTTTAAGACTCAAAAGCTTTTGGAATGGTCTGCGGTTCCAGTGCCAAGCAATCCTGAAGGTTTGGTTCAGGCGCGTAGCTCTGGGATTGACCTGGCCCCGATGGTGACCTGGGCAGAAAAGATCCTTGACGGCGAGGGTTCCTTGATCCTCCCCCGGCATTTGCTTGAGGAAGTCAGAAAGAACTCGTCCTCCAAGGTTTTCATTCTGAATAAAGATTCATCCATTCAGCTCGATATGTTTAGAGTCGAGGAGAAGGCCGAAGAGAAGGCCCCGCAGTTGAGGTCCATCGTGGAGGATGCACATGAGCATTTCACCCACGAGGAAGACGCAGTGGAAGAGTCCCACGAAATAGAGGCAGAAGAAAAGTCCGCAGACGCTGAAGAGATGGCGTCTTCTGTTGGCGAAGAAGAAGCCAAGGCAGAGCCAGAAGAAAAAGAACTTACGCTTGATGAAAGTCAGGCAAAAGAAGCCGATTCGCAAGATGAGGTAGAAACAAACGATGACGATTTGCGAAGATTAGCGCAGGCTACATTTGAGCGAAGAGTCTTGTCTTTAACCCAAGAGCTGAAGAGCCTAGTCGGTGAGATCAGCAGAGGAGTAGACCGATGAGCATCGATAATAAAGATGATGTGCAATCGATTGTGGATGAGGCTGTTGACAACACTGATGTTGTCGCGCAGCTCAAGTCCCTGAAAGAGGAAGTAGAAAGCCTCGCTAAAAATAACAAAGAACGATCCGAGCGTAAGTATGCAAATGCTTTCGTCGGCAAGGAAGAGTCCGCCGCTATCCATACTCGCACCCATGAAAAAGGTGTGATGGCTGCTCGGTACCTTCGTCTTTTGGCTGCCGGTAAGGGCGACCCAGAACGTGCGGCCAAAATCGCAAAGAGCTGGGGCGACGATTACATGGCAAAGAGCTTGAACGAAAGTGTCTTTGCCGCTGGTGGTGCCCTTGTTCCTGAAGAGTTCATGAACGAGTTAATCCCTCTTCTTCGTGCTAAGACTGTTGTGCGTTCCCTTGGAGCACAAAGCATCCCTATGAACCGTGGTTCATTGACGATGCCTTTCCAAGATACCGCCAGCACTGCCAACTACATTGGAGAGCTTCAAAACATTCCACCGAGCCAGCCCTCATATGGTCAGCTCACCTTGTCTGCCAAGAAGCTTGTTAACTTGGTTCCGATTTCCAATGACCTCCTTTCGGATTCTTCCTTCAGCGTTGATTCATTGGTACGCAACGACATGGTTCGCACTATGTCTCTCCGCGAAGATATTGCTTTTATCCGTGACACGGGTGCTGGCAATACTCCAAAGGGTATGCGTAACTGGGCTCCTGCCGCTAACGTCTTTGCACGTACTGCTGCTGGTGGTCCTGGAGCCGCAACGCTTGATGAGATCACTGACGATCTTTTCAACGCAATGCTGTTACTTGAAAACAACAACATTCCTCTCGACACTGCGGGTTGGATCATGACTCCTCGAACGAAGTCTGGTCTTATGCGCATCCGTGATGTGAATGGTCAGTTCGTTTATCGGGACGAGATGCTTCGCGGCAACTTGCTCGGTTTTCGCTACGAAACTACCACTCAGATCCCGACCAACCTTGGTGGCCCTGGAAACCAAACTGAAGTTTACTTCGCTAGTTTTGGCAGCCTGGTTATCGCTGAAAGCAGCAGCCTGCAAGTCAGCGTTTACGAGGGTGGCGCATTCAATGATGGCGCTGGAGTTGTATCCGGCATCAGCACTGACCAAACTGTGATCCGAGCAATCGCACGGCACGATTTTGGCGCACGTCAACGAGGAAACGAAATCGCAGTCATCACTGACGTCGATTGGGGCATCTAACACGGGCTTAAGCCTTTAAGGAGAAAAATATGTCTGGAGTATCAAATATTCATGACGCAGGGGCTTATGTCGTATCGAACCTGCTGCAACAAGCAAGGTTCGCCACTGGCGACCCCGAAGCTGATGGTGCCTCTGTTGACACCATTCCCGCTGGCGACCAGCAACTCGGCTCAGCTATCATCCAATGTGATGCTGCTGGAACGATTGCTGTAGCTGAAACTGCAACCCTGGCCATTACGCTCCAGGATGCTGCCGATGATGGCACTGGGACTCCCGGTGCTTTCGCTGACGTAGCTGCTGATGTGTTTATGGGAGCTGCTGACGGAGCTGATGGCTTGCCCACCAACCCCGTTATCTCTCTCGATAACGCAACACAGGCTGGTAGTTTTGCGTTCACTGTGCCTCTTCATCGCTTGCGACGACATGTTCGTGTTCAAGCATTGTGGACGGTCAGTGGCGCTGCTGACACGGTGGATTATCACTGTGCAGCAATCAGCACCGGTAACGTAAGAAAGCCTGTATAGGCAAAGGGGTTTGGAGATGGCGAAAGTATCAATTCAGTTCATTAGATGTTGTTCACCTTACAACGAGGGCGACAAGGCTGGTTTTACCGGTCCGATTGCAGACAAATACGTGAGAACGGGCGTTGCTCGATATGTCACTACTGCTGTCACTGCCTCCCCCGTGACAAAGGAAGCTCCATCAAGTGAGCCGGTTGATTCCGAGCCATCTCCACCTTCCCCGGCAGCAGAAGAAAAGCGGCCCAAAAAGAAAGCGGCCAAGAAAAAGAAACGCGCTCGTATATTCAAAAAGGATAGCTGATGGCTTTGAGTGCAAACGCCCTGACCACATTGCAAGATGTCAAGCTTGAGCTTGGTGTTGCGAGCACAGATGTATCTAACGATAGGTATATTGAAAGCTTGATCAATACCGTGTCTGCTCAGGTCGAGACATTTTTGCAGCGCAAGCTCGAAAGAGTGACTGCGTTTGAAGAAATGGTCCCTGGCTACGGTCTTTATAAGCTTATTGTAAGCAGAACGCCCGTTCTGTCCGTAACAAATGTTGAAATGCTTCAGTCATCTGTTCCGTCTGTCTATTACAATTTCGATCTAACGAACCTCCAGATACAAAACCCAAACGCGGGGATACTTTATTATCCTGCTGGATGGCCATGGACCGTTCCATGCCCCCCTGGGTCGATTGCTGGAGACCCCATTGCCGGCCAAGAGTGGCCATCCATTAAAGTTACATATGACGCTGGCTACGATATGCCATCCTCTGCGTCACCGACACTGCCCGCTGATATCCAAAGGGCTTGCACTATTGCTGTTGCTTCCGAGTACAGAATGCGCGGAAAAGATAGAAACATCAAAAGCGAAAAGCTTATGTCATACAGCATTACATATGAAAGAACAGGAATGGGCGAGGCAACATTGCATAAGATGTATCCCGCTTCTCCCTTTTCCACCCAAGTGACCCAGATGCTCGTGCCACATCGGCGCATACCGGGGGCATAAATGTCTCTAGCTGGTCTATTAACTCAGAGCATAACGGTTCAGGCTTTAACGGGCCGGAACACGTATGGTCAGCCAACATATTCAACCACCTCTGTCGTCTTGAAGTCCAGGGTTGAGACAAAGATGGAGCTTATACGTGACCGTAAAGGTGATGAGCGTGTAAGCAAAACCCAGGTATGCACGAATACCCCAATAGGAGAGTTTGACCGAGTATGGCTTCCGGGCAGAGATACCACTGACCCCAATGAGGCGCTCACCCCAATCGCATTGTCTTCCGCTGAAACCCCTGCGGGTTCCTACACGTTTTATCTTACTTTCTTCTAGGTGCATCATGGCAAAAGGTAGTCTTGACATAAGTTTGCGTATAGGAAACGACTGGAACAAGCTTGTCCTTGACATTAAGGAGCTTGCGAAGCGGGCTCCGGCGGCAACCGCATATGTAATCTATAACCACCTGGGTAAATATGTACTAAGAAGAAGCCAGGAGCTTGTTCCTATCGATACCGGCGCTCTTAGAAGCACAGGTATACTGCGACCCCCCAACAAGGCGAATGATTATACAACCACAGTGTCATACGGAGGGATACTTCCGTCAGTCAAAACAAACGAAGGAAAAGACGAGGTAAGCTATGCGGCCAAAGTCCATGAGGCCACCGGGGTCAAGTTTAACCATGGAAAAGTCGCCCTTTATCTGCAGCGAGCAGCGTCTGTAGCGATTTCCACCAGGGGGTCTGAGGCAAGCCTTAGCTTGGCTATCCAGAAGGCTATCGATGATAAGGTCAGCGTTGTCGGGCTGAAAGATATCCTTGGCAGCGCCTCTTCCCCGCATTCCGGTAGCGTATGGCACAGCAAGAAGTCGAGCAGGAAGTATTCCAGCGACGAAAAGCAAAAACCATCCAAGGCTTACAGAATGGTTAAGGGTGGCAAATAATGTTTATCCAGCCAGATATAGACATG